TATTCTCAAAATCTAATTCTGAAATATCTAATTTGTGTTGTGCCATCTTATCTTACTCTTTGTAAAAATGTTGATACTGAAATAGGTGCTTCTGCACCATTAATTAAAACAGAAACCATAATGTCTATACCATTATTGTTTTCATCTTCCCGAACAACTACATCTTCTACTGAAACTCTAGGTTCGTATTTTTCAATTGCCATTGCGACCCTATCTTTGATGATTACCATCATAGGTTCGGTCATGTTCTCAAATAAGAAACCTCTTAAATTACAACCAAAGTCAGAATTAAAAGGTCTTTCATATTTGTTAGTTAAGATTATATTCTTAACAGCTCTCTTAATTGCCTGTACATCAAATAATCTTGCAACATCTTTAGTAGCAGGATTTTTAGTAAAGTTTAAATTCAAATCTTTGTAAATACGGTTTGATCGTTTACTTTGATTCGTTGTACTTGCGTCATAGTTTGAATAGGCCATAACTATATTTATATGACTTTATAGACCATTTACTAATACATTTAGAGAAGTGAGTATCATTGCACCTGAATCAGCACTATCAGTTGTACGACCCCAAGGTATACCACCTATCTTTACGTTTGTTGATCCTTTGTTTAAAGAGGCAACATGTGATGAACAAGGTGGTATGATAGGTGGAACTAGGTGTGTTACTGTAGGTGTGCCTTGAACAGCACCATAGATACCGTTTGCCTTTACTGTTCTTACTAAAGAGATTGCTAAATTAGTGGTTCCATCACAAGCATGGCCTGTAGTTAACAAATCTCCTTCTCTAGCTGCCATATCTTTGTTTTGCCTCAGCTTGTCTTTGTTCTCTTTCGGCTTTTAGTAACATTCTTTTCTTTTCTATCTCAATTGATTGACGAATTTTTCGTCCTACTGGTATTTTTACCGAATCTACGATTTTTTTGCCTTTTTTACTAATATATTCAACACCAATAAACTCATCCTTGAAATCCCCTTGTACAGACATGGTGGCTTTCTTCAAACTCATGGCTTCCTTCTCTTTTTCGTCACCTGATTCGTTCCAGAACTTAAAAATTCTCATTTTTTTCATAATTTCCTCAATTTTTGTGTTTTTCTACTATTTATAAAGGTTTTTAGAGAACAAAACAAGAACATATGCCATTTTTTTCCATTTTTTGCTTGATTTTTATGTAAAAATACGGTATTATAATAGTATATGAACAAAAAAAAACTAAAAACAGCAATTAACAAATTAGAAAGAAGAATTGCATACGGAAACAAGTTACTTAAAACAAAATCCCTGTTTCAAGTAATACAAATAATGAAAACTAAAAAGGATATATAACACTATGGCTAATCAAAACATTATGGTAAACAATTTATCAATCGTAAGAAACATTGCATATAAAAGAATCAAGGATATGTCTAAAGATGTGAAGGAAATCGTTCAAGTTGAAGATGATCTTTTAAAAAGAATTGACATTAATATGAAAAACGCTATTAATAAAATTATTAACGACTATAAATGTGAAAGATTAACAGGCGTAGTTAAAATTAAATAAGGAGACACTATGACACCAGAAAAATATAACGAGTTAAGAGTACAAGAACAAGAAGGTCAAATTATGGCTGATGAAACTGTTAAGTCTATTCAATTAAGAAAAGACATAATGAAACTTGCATTAGCCGAAAGTGCTACTGATTGTACTATTATGTGTGGTACATTGTTTGCAAAATTCAATGTTTCAATACACGAACAAATGGCAACAAACTTGAAGAAGACTTTACAGACTTTCTTTGACAACAGAAAAGTTAATGATTGTTATGTTCAAATGTCTGGTACATTACCTGATAATGAATATGCTTATGACTTTATGCCAATTGTTGATTTCAGACATAACGGCGTAGGTGTCTAACAAAATTTAGAGTTACCCTTAAATGGGTTGTTTTTTCCCACTAGAGGCTGGAAACCTCTAGTGGGTTTTCTTTTATATGCCCTGCATACGAGGATCTTTTGAAAAAAGATTGTTCTTTGCTTTGGGTCTAGCAATACTATCTTTACTTCGTTTTCTTAATTGAGCTTTAGCAGAGTCTAATTTACTTTTCTCTTTTCTTAAAGCTCGTAGGTCTTTTATTAAGTCCATACATACTCCTTTAATAAAGAGCGTTTCTTCAACCTTAAATGGTTTACTTCCGTCCGTTTCAGGATAAACGATTATAACTATTTATACGCTAAAAGATGTACCACAACCACAAGACGAGGTTGCTTTGGGATTATTAAAAACAAAGGCAGATTCAAAATCATCATAAGTGTAATCTAATTCCATACCTGTTAAATACAATTCATTAATTCTATCTACAACTAACATATCATCAATGACAATATCTTCCCTTTGTTCTTCATCTGTAAATGACCAATCATAATTAAAACCAGCACAACCGCCACCTTTAACTGATAGTCTAACAAACTTCTTGTTATGTTTCTTTTTTAATTCGTTTAATCTTTTATATGCGTTATCTAATATTGTTATCATTTTATCCTTAATACTTTATGTACAAACCATTTTAAAAATCTTTTAATATAACCGTTTACCCATTTATTCATTGCCCAACGAAAGACTCTAACAACTATTAATATAGGACTTGCTAGAACATCAAAGGCAATAAGTCCAACATCAACAGAAAAATCTATAACATTATCTGTATTACAAGCCTTCTTCCATCTTTCTTTAAATGTTAATTTCATTCTAATAAGGTTGCCACTAAATGCACTCTATCAACTTCACTACCATTAAAGAAGTTATGATATTTTGTATTGTCAGTTATATAAGCAGCGCCGTCTGATGGCATATGAAAAGCAGTATCTTCTATTACCATAAGATTGCCTTTGTTAGTTATAATAGGAATGTGTATTCTTTTTTCTGGATCTCTATGCCAACTTAAACAAGTACGACTTGGTTTCATTAAGAAACGAATACGACCTATTTTAAAATGTTTAGATATAAGATTGTAAACATCTTCTACATAAGACCCTTTAAACTCAGGACAGATTTCTGTATATTTACTTTCTTCTATAAAAGGTAATCGTTGTTCTTCAACATTAGTGGTATCAGGCATTGTCCAATAAAGACCACGAACATTACCACCAGATATACTTCTAGGATCGCCTGGTATCCGATTAATGCAAATTGCATTGAAATCAATATTAGCAGGGTTATCAGTTTTAAATCCTAAATGATATTTAAAATCAAGGTACTCTTTACCTAATCTTTCAACATCAATATTAAGATTTACTCTATCGTGGTATTTGCTAATATGTTCGTTTAACATATCACTATTTAGTTGCAACTAAAAGATAACAAATAAAGATACAGATATTAATGCCATAAGAATGGCCAGGTATCCGAAGATACTATACAATTTCTGTATCATTCTATTATATTTAGATTCTACAATATCTCTAGTGTACCTAATATCATACAGATTAAGACATAAGCCATATAACTACAACAACACCATAACAAGATTTTCTCGTATATATTAAACATAGAACTATTTAGAGAAATTTCCGATTTTTTTTTAAGTTGCTTCGATTCGGCGATTTTGCTTGTTTCTGGTACTCTAAGCATTTCCTGGAAGTTCAACACCACTATGTATAACTTATAGGATGCTGACACCAAAGTATAAGAGTAATAACCAGAGTAAACCCTTAAATAAGAAAAACCAAAAACCAACTTTTAAGATCGGTTTTATCCAAGAAGAAATTTTTTGTCGTCTTTTTAACATTGCTTTGTATTCACGCTGTGATTGTATTCTTTTCAAGTATTGTCTAATACGGTACCTTTGTATAGGGGTCATTCCCATAGTATCCTCCCAAGTTATTAGTAATATTGCCTTGTGTTTATTTAGTGAAAAATGTTAGAAAATATTTCACTAGACGCCAAAGAAAATATGTGATATATTAACAATATAAACTAATAAAGGAGAATATATGAACCACGAGAAGATGAACGCCGAAGTAAAGAAACTAATAGATGATACTGAAACAAAGATGTTTAAGTTAATAGAAGACTATAACGAATCTATTAGTAAAGAAGACTACGAAAACGCCGTAGTAGATGAAGTAGATACTGTTGATCTATCTAGTAAGTTTGATGATTTAAAAGACTATGTATCCGACTATTCAAACTAAAAAATAGTACCGAAAAAAAAACCAGTTATTTAATTAAGAAAGGCCTCCTGTATATCAAGGAGGGTTGTTATTGCATTTATAGATTAAAAGCTGGCCTAGCGTGGCATTGCTCGGGCTTTATATGAGG